CGTAAATGTTCCTGGCGCTAAAGGCGCAACAAGCATGCGCAACCAACCGGGACACGGTGCTGAAAAGAAAGGCAAAGCTCCAGAAAAAGCTGGTGCAGATAGCCCAATTAACGGTGTCAAATCTCGAGCAAAATAAGGACGTATGAATGAAAAACTTACGAGAGCATTTGACATTCGACCAAGCTAAAATTGTGGTTGAGAATGCCAACGAAGGAAAAGACTTGTATATGAAAGGTATTTGTATACAAGGTGGAGTACGCAACGCTAACCAGCGTGTGTATCCTGTAAATGAAATTGGCAGGGCTGTCAAAACTCTCAATGATCAGATAACTGGAGGATATAGTGTTCTCGGCGAAGTTGATCATCCAGAAGGACTCAATATTAACCTAGACCGTGTTAGTCACATGATAACTGAATGTTGGATGGAAGACCAAAACGGTTATGGTAAACTTAAAATTTTACCTACACCAATGGGACAATTAGTTAGAACAATGCTTGAAAGCGGAGTTAAACTAGGAGTTTCATCAAGAGGTAGCGGAAATGTATCAGAAGACGGTAGCAATACCGTCTCTGATTTTGAGATAATCACTGTGGACGTTGTGGCACAACCTAGCGCCCCTGGTGCTTATCCTACACCTATTTACGAGCATCTTATGAACGCTCGCGGAGGAATGAAGGCTTACGAACTTGCACAGGCAACTAAACATGATACTAAGGCACAAAAGTACTTAAAAGAATCTCTGATTAATATAATCACGAGACTCCAATAAAAGGAGATAGCAAATGATAGATGCACTAAAAACACTTTTCGAAAACGATGTAGTATCGGAAGAAGTGCGTCACCAAATTGAAGAAGCTTGGAACAGCAAGGTGAAAGAAAATCGCCAGGCTGTGACTGCTGAACTCCGCGAAGAGTTTGCTCAGAAGTATGAGCATGACAAATCAGTAATGGTTGAAGCAATTGACCAAATGATGTCAGAGCGCCTAGCAGCTGAAATTGAAGAATTTGCAGATGATCGTAAGCAATTAGCTGAAGCGAAAGCAAAGTATGCTATAGCAATGCGTGAAAATGCAGATTTACTTAAGAATTTTGTTGTAAAACAACTTTCTGAAGAAGTTTCAGAACTTCATGAAGACCAAAAAGGCATGGCTGACAAGTTCAAAATGCTTGAGGAATTCGTTGTTGAAGCACTATCGAAAGAAATTGCAGAGTTTAACGAAGACAAAAAAGATCTAGCTGAAACGAAAGTCCGTTTAATTCGTGAAGCTAAAGCGCAATTTGAAAAAGTTCGCAAGAACTTTGTTGCGAAATCTGCTGAGAAAGTATCTTCAATTGTTGAGAACACACTTAACAAAGAGATTGGACAACTTAAAGAAGATATTGAATCTGCACGTAAAAATGACTTTGGTCGCAAGATGTTTGAAGCTTTTGCATCTGAGTATGCAAACAGCTATCTTAACGAAAAATCAGAAACTGCTAAGTTGATGAAAGTAGTTGAGTTAAAAGACAAACAATTAGCTGAAGCAAAACAATCTGTTGATGAAAAACAACAGCTTGCAGAGTCAAAAGACCAAGAGATCAAACGTTTAGTTGAAACAACTGAGCGCAAAGATACAATTAATGAGCTCATTGCTCCTTTAAGCAAGGATCAAAAAGAGATCATGATAGATTTACTGGAAAGTGTACAAACTGCTAAACTACGTTCAGCATTTGACAAGTACATACCGGCAGTTATCGACGGGAAAACTCCAGCGAAGAAGGCAATGATTACAGAAGGCACAGAAATAACAGGCAATAGAAATGAACCAGTACAAAAAGCAGACGACGGAAATGTAATTGACATCAAGCGTCTAGCTGGACTTAAATAAGGAGAACCAAAATGTCAGAACTATTAGAAAGTCGCTGGCAGGACACTAAAACAGCACTTCTTGAAGGCCTAGATGGCAACAAGAAATCTGTAATGGCTTCAACGCTTGAAAATACTCGCAAGTATTTGGCTGAAACTGCTACAGCTGGTGCTACTTCTGCCGGTAATGTCGCAACACTTAACCGTGTTATCCTTCCAGTAATCAGACGAGTTATGCCAACAGTGATCGCTAATGAGATCGTTGGTGTTCAGCCTATGACAGGTCCAGTGGGTCAAATCCACACACTACGTGTTCGCTATAGCGACACAGCTGATAACGTAGTAGCAGGTGATGAGGCAATGAGCCCATTCAAAATTGCTGCTGCATATTCAGGTAATGATGATGACAGCAACCCAGCAGCTAACAGCACAGCAGCTTTAGAAGGTGCAGCTGGTAAGCGTATGTCAATTCAGATCTTGAAGCAAACAGTAGAAGCAAAAACCAGAAAGCTATCAGCTCGCTGGACTTTTGAAGCTGCTCAAGATGCTCAAGCTCAACATGGAATTGATGTAGAAGCTGAAATCATGGCAGCACTTGCACAAGAAATTACAGCAGAAATCGATCAAGAAGTTCTAACTTCTTTACGTGCTCTAGCTGGTACAACTGGTGCATATGATCAGTCTGCTGTTAGCGGTACAGCAACATTCGTCGGTGACGAACACGCTGCATTAGCGGTTCTAATCAACCGTACAGCTAACTTGATTGCACAGCGTACACGCCGTGGTGCAGGTAACTTTGCGGTAGTAAGCCCATTTGCGCTAACTATCCTACAGTCTGCAACTACATCAGCGTTTGCACGTACAACTGAAGGTGCTTTCGAAGCTCCAACAAACACTAAGTTTGTAGGTACACTAAACAACAGCATGAAAGTTTATGTTGACACATATGCGTCAGACTCAACTCCAGTGCTAGTTGGTTACAAAGGTTCAAGCGAATCAGATGCAGCGGCATTCTATTGCCCATACATCCCGCTAATGAGCTCAGGTGTTGTACTAGATCCAGGCACATTCGAGCCAGTCGTTTCATTCATGACACGCTACGGATATGTCGAACTAAGCAACACAGCTTCTTCACTAGGTAACGCAGCAGATTACTTAGGTGAAGTATCTATCAGCAACGTTAGCTTCAGCTAATAGTTGATAGTAGCA